CGTTTCAAGAGGAATTAAAACAAGAGGTAGAAGCAGTAAACTTCTTTTTATCGTAATGGCAAATAGTTTTATAAATAAAAAAGCAGACTTAACAACAACAGATTTGACAACACTATATACAGTGCCAGCTGCAAGCACAGCTGTAGTTAAATCGTTGTTAGTATCAAATGATTCAGGGTCTAGTTGTAATATAGATATAACTTTAGTAGATGCATCATCAAACATATTTAGTTTGTTTAAAACTAAAGCAGTAGATACCAATACTACAACAGAGCTATTAACACAGCCTCTTGTGGTGCAAGAGAACGAAACGTTAAAAGTACAAGCATCAGATGCTAACGAATTACATATTATAGCCTCTGTGTTAGAAATCCAACCAAGAGAGGTAACAGCGTAATGGAAGTAATAAAACCAACAAAGGTAGAAACAACATATAGACACAAAGAAACTGGAGAGCTTTTTAAGGAAAGAAAAGACTGGGAAGCTAAAGGCTACAAGGCAGAAGACATGGCTCAAGATGTAAATGTCGTGATGCCTAGTCTTGATTTATTTAGTAAAACAAAATAGAATAGTACAATGGCCATAACTAGATCACAACAAGCAAAACAGATGTTACAAGACGGAGGTATGTTGGTAAAACCATCTACAGATGGTAAACGACCAGGATATAGAAGTGCTCGAGCACAATCAGCGCAAGGAAGAACTGGTGGTTCGTCTGCTAGAGAAAGAGGAGCTGAGAGAAGTAGGTCTTCCAATACATCATCTAAATCAAGCACTACAAATACAGGCGGCGGTAACCGAAGAGAATCTTATATTACAAACTATTCGTCAAAAGGAATAGTAAAAGGTGGAGGTAAAAAAGTAGGAGTAGATAAAGATGGTAGTCCAATTTTTGAAGATTCAACACCTAGTAAAGAAGTAAGAGACAGACAAAGAACAAATTATCAAGATCAGTTTACATCAAAAGGAATCGTGCCTCCTGGACCAAACAGAAAAGCACGACAAAGAGCTTTAAATTTTATTAATAGAAATCTTTTAACCAGTTACAATCGATTTACAAATCCACCTACTAGATTTTTATCACCGACAGGTTATCCTAATTTTGGTATTCCAGTTCCTTATCAAGGAATTTATGAGGCTTTACAATCAGGCTTAACATTAGATGAAATATTAGAAAATGAAAACAGAATACCTTTAGGTAAATCAGGGTTATCATACGAATTAAATCCTATTCCTGATTTGGATATAGATAGTATTAGAGAACTAGCTTCAACACAAACAACTTTAGGAGGATCTTTAACAGGTTATCAAGCAGATCAATTAGGTAAGATAAGAAAAAATATTGAAAAAAGAGATAACCTTTTTGAAACAGGTGATACGTCCGATATATTTCCTAAACCGCCTGAACCAAGACCTGATGATGGACCAAGTGATCCATGTTTAGGACCCAACCCACCTGCATATTGTTTTATAGGTGAAAAAGCAGATGAAACTCAAGAGGCTGCCATAACAAGAAATCTTGCAGGACTAACACCACGTATAGGTGGTTCTATATTTGATTTTACAGGTCTTGCAGATGGAGGCATAGCAGATCTTGCAAGAGAAGAAATGTTTGTAGGTGGTTTAGTAAAAGGAGTTAAAAAAGGATTAAAAGGTATCACACGTGGTATTAAAAAAGTTGCAAAATCACCGATAGGTAAATTAGCACTTGCAGCAGCTGCGGGTGGATATGGTTTTGGTTTAGGACCTTTTAAAGGTATGGCAGGTTCTGGTTTCTTAAAAGGATCTGCAGTTAAGAATTTTTTATTTAAAGATGGTGTACCAGGATTAAGTAATTTATCAGGCAAAGGTATTGCATCTATAATAGGTGGCGCATCTTTACTACCATTATTAATGGGTGCAAAAGAGGAAGATGAGTTTGATATTGATGCGTATTATGCAGCAAACAGATTAAATCCTAACGCACCTTTGAACATGAGAATAGCTGGATCTCAGTTTGCAGCTAATGGTGGTAGAATAGGATACGATGAAGCGGGTGCTGTAATGAGTGAAAAAGAAATGAAAAAGTTAGCCAAGAGTCCTTTATATAAAGGATTTAAAAAAATGTATGGAGTAGACCCATCTATGGCAAAAGAAAATCCTGCATACGAAGATAAATTTAATATGTTTGAAAAAATATTTAAAAAAGGTTTTGCGGAAGGTGGTGAAGTAGAACCTGTAGCTAAAAAGACCTTACCGTTATTAGACATGGGTGGCATGGAAAAAGATTATAGAGCTGAAGGTGGTTTTGTGCCAATAGGTAGAATGGAAAAAGCAGATGATGTACCTGCCAGATTATCCAAGAATGAGTTTGTATTTACAGCTGAAGCTGTTAGAAATGCAGGTGATGGAGATGTGGACAAAGGCGCAGAAGTCATGTATAACATGATGAAGAACCTCGAATCCGGAGGAGACGTATCTGAAGAATCGCAAGGATTAAAAGGCGCAAGAGAAATGTTTCAAACATCACAAAGACTAGGAGAAGTCATATAATGGCAACAGAAACTACAATATCAAGACCGGCACCTTTTGTAGAAGATATAGGTAAAAAACTAGCCGAACAAACTTTAGCACTACAAGATGTACCAGTTGTTACAACTGGTATTGGTGGTATTACAAGACAGACTGGTGAAACAGATGCAGGTTTTAAAGCAAGACAAGATGCTGCAAGAGCATTTACAACAAGACAACAAAATTTAGCAGGACTTGCACCACAAGTAGCAGGTCAAGATCCTTTACAAGCAGCAGCTCAAGCAAGAGCAATATCTGGTTTAGGTTCTTTTCAACCTTTTATACAAAGAGCAGAACAAGAATCAGCATTAGCTTCTGGATTAGGAACTCTATCTCTTGCACAATTAGGACAAGCAGGAGCCACAGTAGGTGGTGTGCCATTAGGAGCACAAGCTTTTCAACAAGACGTATCTCAATTTATGTCCCCATATCAATCACAAGTGATTGATGCAACACTTGCAGAATTTGATCGTAACACAGCTATAAAAGAGCAAAGTATACGAGACCAACAAGCAGCTTTGGGTGCGCTCGGCAGTGGTCGAGCGGGAGTGCAACTCGCAGAGTTTGGCACAGGGGCTGCGAGAGAACGTGCACTATTACAAGCCGGTCTCTTGCAACAAGGTTTTGGTCAAGCACAACAAGCTAGACAACAAGACATTGCAAACAGATTTGGTTTAAGTCAAGCACAAGCAGGACTTGCAGGTGCTACACAAGGTTTAGGTTCTTTTAGATCTCAACTAGGTGGACAACAAGCAGCTCTTGGAGCACAGCAACAACAATTACAAGGAACAGATATTACACGTTTAGGTCAATTGGGCGCGATTAACCAAGCACAAAGACAAGCTGAACTTGATGCAACTAGAGAAGCAACTAGAATGGCAGCATTCCAACCACAAGAAGAATTAAATAGATTCGCTGATATCACAACAGGTATCATGGGTGGTATGAGAGGATCAGGTACGGCTACAACTAATGTTCCTAACCCTACGCCACTACAAACTGCGTTAGGAGTTGGATCAACACTTGCTGGTATCTATGGATATTTAGGAGGTAGACCTTTCGCATAATGAATAGAGTTTTAAAAAGACCGATGTTTAGAAGAGGAGGATCTACAGGGACTGGTATTACATCAGGACTCGATAGACCTGGATATAAAATGGGTACAACTGTTGGAGGACAATTTTTTCCATATGGACCGGGAGATAGAGTTGCACAAGGTGCATTAGATGTGATTAATAAATTTCCTGCAAGAATGAATGCAGGTAAACAACCGACCATGGCCCAAGGATCAGTAACGGTTCCACAAATAGGTTTAAATCAAAACAGAACACCTAGTATTAAAAAATTATCAAGAGAAGAAAGAATGCTAGAAGCAATTGGACAAAGAGATAAAGGCCAAGACATATCTAAATTTTTAATTAACTTTGGTTTAAATCTTGCATCAGCAACACCAAGAGGTGGTTTATTAGCTACAGCTGCAGAAGCTGCTAAAGGGCCATCTGGTGAACTATTTTCTGCTGA